CCGACATGCCTATTGTGTTACGCCCGCATCCGGGAAAAATAGCCGACCCAACTTGTTTGATACAACCTGGGGTCACAATGAGTGATCCGATCCGGTGCTCGTTATTAAAAGATTTGAAACATGCCGCCGGTGCCTTTGTGTTTAACAGTAGCAGCGGTGTTGCCGCAATACTACACGGAGTTCCGCTGTGGGTAGATGATCCCAGTAGTGTGTGTTGGCAAGTGGCTGATACTGATGCTGGCACAATTCACAATCCTGCAATGCTGGATCGCACACAATGGCTGAATGATTTAAGTGCATGTCACTGGACTGACGAAGAAAGTCGTCAGGGCTTGATCTACAAAAAATTCTTACCTTATCTTGTGTAGTAAGTCTGGACTGTGCTGTGGCAATGCACCAACATTGTCTTTGGTATTTTCTAAACCGGCAGTTCTTGCACGTAACTCGCTTGAACTGTACACATGTGATCTTTTGTGGTAGTGTAATTCTATACTATTGTCCATACACCATTGCTTGCCGGTAAAATCTCTGTCAAGATATTCATCACTAAGGAATCTAATGTGGATGGTTTGGGTTTGCAACATCTGCATCAAATCAAATTCTGTATCGTATACCAAAATTTCATCCACATATCTACAGGCCTGTAACTGCACATATCGTTCGTATGTGCTTTGTACAGGTTTGTTTTTGATACCTGGACGATCAAGTGTGGGATCTGTTTGTAGTGCCACAATCAGATAGTCGCACAATTGTTTTTCCATTTTCAACATGGTTACATGCCCGGCATGTAACAAATCAAAACTGCTACAGTTAAATCCTATCTTCATTTCTTGCCTCATTTAAATTGACATACCGGAATTGGAATCATCTTATGAAGATTTCTTTCTCTAATTTCTTTATAACGGTTTAATCTAACTTTTTCGTCTTGGGTTAGAGTCTTTTCATCACCGTCAAACAGCATACTAGATTCCAATTCCGGATAAGACATGCCTAGTTGATCTTCGTCTGTTCGACCGTCGTCCCACAGCCCGTCGGTTGGGGGCGCATCAATTATTTCTTGTAGCAATCCTAGAAAAGTGCCCAGTTCCCAAACTTCAGTTTTAAGACAATCACCAATGGGACTGATATCCACACCACCGTCTCCGTACTTGGTAAAGAATCCCACTCCGAAGTCTTCGACTTTGTTACCAGTACCTACTACTATTCCGCCTTCGGTTTGTGCTACCTGATAAAGAGTCATCATCCGTAGCCTGGCCCTGCTATTAGCTAATGCCAATAAATTTGCATCTAGCCATAAGTTTTCAAATGCCTTCCAGGATTTGTTTAGATCAATAGTTACATGTTTGATATTTTGATATTTTTCTTCTAACCATTGTCCGTGCTTAATACTCAAACTATGAGTAGATTTATTTTGTTTAATAGGCATACTTACTACTATTGTTTTAATACCAGTTTCGGCGCATAGTGTACTAACAACAGACGAATCAATTCCGCCAGATACTCCAACTACTAGAGTTGTTATTTTATTTTTTTTAGTGTAGTCTTTGATCCATTTGGTGATAAACCTTGCTCGATCTTTTACTTTCATACATTGTCCTTATAGATAGCGGTTCTGTACCAATCGTTAATGGAGTTCTCGGTATCCCTAAACCACCAATACAAATCAGGACCTGACCAATTACTAAATTGTTCTATATACCAATCTACAGTTCTATACATATTAACATGGGTGTTATCATATATACGTTTCTTACTCTTAGGTATAGCACTATGTATTCCGATAAAAACAAATTTAGTTGCATAGTTCATAAACTTATCTTTGATCCAAGAGATATCAGCATCTGGAATACTGCCGAGGACTTGTGTACAAATAACAGCATCAAATTTTTGTCCAACAGGTTCTATGTTAAATTCCTCCACGCATGGATCAAATTTATAAACCGATTTGGCATTTATTCGTGTTTGAAATGTCATGGGTTCTGTACTCACACCCGGCGGCGCAAGGTGTAACACATAAGAATTCAGTGTGGAGTATTGTTCTCCTTTGCCACACCCATAGTCTAATACTGTTTGAGCATGGTAGCGATCCATAAGAGTCCGTATCTGATTGTGATAATTTTTGCTATCGTTGCCGGCCCAGTTTTTAGGATTGCTTTTTTGGAACTGTTGACCAAGTTCCACGCTGGTGGTATAATATTTACTTGGCTGATTCATTGCGTTCCTATGAAATGTTTGATTGGATCAATTAGTTCCGTTTTCAATCCGTTATAGATTCTTTGCTGATTGTAAAACAAAGAATGATTATGCTCAATACGATTCAACGTTTCATTGTTGTATGGACACTTTTCGTAGTTGGATACGTTATTGAGTATGAGTGATATTTTCTTTTGTAGATCAGATTCGTCATCATAACTTTCGTCAAACAAGTTGTCGTATGTGGCAAATCCTTGTGATTTAAGATAAGTTAATATTCCTGTCTTGCCTAGCACCATAAAAGGATGCCTAAAGCCGACGGGTTTGTAAATTTTTTCTGTTAAAAACACAGTCGCCCAGTCCCATGATCTTGCAGATTCGAGCACTATAGAAAAACAAGTAGAATCATACCAGTCAGGATTTGATTGTCGATGCCATGCTAGTCCCGGAATAGGGTCGTCCATTGGTAACACAATACCGTTCTGTGTACAACTATACAAAGCTTCAGATTCTAACCAGGGAGCAGCAGCTTCTAAAAACTCAAGTCGCCAAGATCTTGCATGCCCTACTGGACAAAGTATTTTCTTTGCATAAGTTCGCCTAGGCACATATTCATGATACCCATATTGTTGCCAATGAAGACTTTCATTATACCAGAAAAAATTAGGAATAAAAACAATTCCCTCCACTGGTTCTGCATGATAGCTCCCATAGAGATAAAAATGATTTGGATTTTTTAATCTGGCATGTAATTTTCCGTATTTTCCAGAAAAACTTTCCCAGGTAACATCCACAATCAGCCGTTTATCATCAAATTTTTTTCTATGTTCTTCCAACAAATATTGCCTCGCACCCATGACAAACACAGTATCTTTATCGTAGGTTTTATCATGATCGTAATGCTCAATAACAAAGTTATCATTGATTATTTGCTGAAACCATTCTGAATGGAAAAACGATTCCGACTGATATGGCGAAAGATATATGACTAATTTTTCTTTCTTTGTCATTTTTCTTTCTTTGTCGTTAGGTACCAGGGCATGGCGTCTGGCATTTTTTTGTGCCCAAACTTTTTCATATCTTCGATGATATAATCATATCCTACTTGCCACGGATCAAAATTATCTGGTAATTGTTTTCTAATTAGATAGACTTGAGACATGACATTATACGCCCTATCTTGTGTGTTCAATATTGATCGAAACAACTTTGTGCCACACGTCCGTTTTAAAGACCTGGCTGATTCTATGTTTTGATATATTTCTTTTTTATTTTTTAATACATTCTTATTGACAACAACAACAAAATCTTGGACCCAGGGCTTTTCACTAATATATTCTTTGGTATATGTATGTCCGATATAGTCTTTCCAGTTGCATCCGATAAAAGATGCATCTTGCATACCATCAACAACTAATTTTACTTCTTTAACTATGGCATCCATTGCGCTATCGGTAAACCAAAGGTCGCTTCTAAACTTCACAATGATATTCTCGTTAATCTGTTCTACACCCTCTAAGAAATCAAAAATTTGTATACCGCCACTTTGTTGCCACGGACTGGGACTGTGTTGGCCAATTTCTCTAGTAAAATCATACTTAACAACAGGTGCTATTTTTTCTAATTCAGTCAGTAGAACCTGATGATTTGCATGACTCATGGATACATATCGACGGTGCCCTATATACATTACTGCAATCATAAAAAATCTCTGAGATTGTCGTAATCACGTTTGATATTTATAGCCACTGCCCTGGGGTAAGGATTAGCCTCATTATAGTCGTTAATTAAAATACGTTTGGCATTGGATAGCCCCGACAGTAATTTAAAATTAACGAATCCTAATTCAGTTAACATTTTTTCTGTAATGTCATGCTGCTGAGCAGGTCGAGCTGTTGTAAAAACAACTTCACTGCCTGTTGCTATTAATTTTTTAATTGCTGATATATTTTGTTCTAATACTACTGGTTTGGATCCTATTTCTGTTCTAGATTGTGCTTTGATAATAGTTCCATCTATGTCACAAAAAATTACAGCCTTGTTGTTGTACTCAAACCAGTCCTCAGCAGTGCCCACATCAACATAATTATATACTGTACTTTCTTTAAAAATAACTCCTGAATTTAAACATTCCTCAATAACATGACTAACAAATATTTCCTTAACATAAGCATTTTGTAATTTATCAAATGCAGATATAAACAAATCAGCAGATTCAAATTTGTAACCGCCCACACAAAACTTATCTGACACCACTTGTTTTTCAATAATGCTGGTAATGATCCCTTGATCATTAGACACTACGAAACTTTTAGACGCTAATCTTTTTAGTATTTCGTGATCTTTTATATTGGAAACACAAACATAATTTCCTTCTTGATAGTCATGACCAAAGAAACTGTCACAGTCCTTGATTAGAAATTCTTCAGTAGTTAATCCTGTATGTTTTAAAATTTGATAAACAGTATCAGCGGGTCCGGTTGTTTGTGTTTCTAGTACTACTACTTGTATAGAATCCCCATATTCGCTTTTGATGTATTCAGCAGTATTGTATGTGTCGTTGTGCTCTTTCAAAATACCAATGGTAATGTTATATTTGCCGATAAAAGACTCCAAAGATCGCTCAAACATCATCCGGCCCTGAAAATCGGACAAAGTATATTTTGGCCGCATGTTGGGAAATCTTGTTGACAATCCGGCTGCTGGCATTATTATTTCCATAACGATCTAATTCCTTCTAATAAAAAATTTCTCTCAAGTGTACCAGGTTGACTGTGTCGATACACTCTCAACAACATTAGAATCAACAAGTAGTCATTGTTTGCTATTGGATACTGTTGCAATATTTTTTGCTGTATATGTTTTGTTTTGACATTTAGCATGGCATTGTTTTTTCTAGTAAACCAACCCAGTTCTAAATCCTGTCTTAATTTTGCAATATCAAATATGTATGAATCGTACTCTATTGTTGCACAATCTATTAGAAAAAATCCTCTATCCGCGGTCCAGATAATGTTCTCTAGTGTTAGATCTCCATGATAGTTTGAACTAGGCAATTGCCGGGGCAATCGATACAACAGTTGTTCGCAAGTGAATGGCAGTTCATCAAAGTTGATTTCTTGTAATTTTTTGATATAGATTTCTGTATAATCTTTGTTCATTGAGATAGTAGAAAATTTCTCTAGTATGCACAACAAAAACTCCAGCAACTTTTCGTAATTGTTTGTTCTAAGATACGATTTTATATCAAGCCCGTGCAAATATTCCATGTCAATCATTTTTTCCGAAACGGTATACAATTGGGGCAGTGGATAATCCTTACACAATACTTGCATACGCTCTAGGTTCCTTGACACATCTCCGGTCTTGCGTACAAAAAGTTTATCGTGTTTCTGCATCAACAATATTTGATTCCCAGAAAACCCGTGAAATTCTTTAACCACTTTGGCAGCCATGTTATTTGTATGCAACAACTCGACTATCCGCTAATGTTTTTTGATATCTAGGAGATTCAATTATTGTTTTACTATATCCATGTTCTTGGTACAGCAAACACATGCTTTCTTCAGAGTATCCCCACTTGTGCAACATAGATATATCTTTGTATCTATCTATGTTTCCGTATATGCCAGCGACTGCTCTTTTTTGAATTTTGTTATTGGTTGAATAGATACTACTGGGATCGTTCACAATGAATTGACACAGTTTTAATAAATCTGGCCATTCAGTGGCCACAAAGCCGTTGGGTTTTAAAATTCTCAACCACTCCTTGATCATGGCAGACATTTCACCTCTTGATATATGTTCAATCACATGAACGGTTAAAATTTCATCCACTGAGTTATCTGGAATAGGATATGGATCAGTGAGGTTGTGTATGGTCACACCGGGTTGTCCCGTACAATAATCTCCGTCAATGTTGATCCACCCATCATAGAGATTTGGGCCGCATCCTAGATGTAACTTAACAGGCAGTCCTTGTTGTATGATTTCTTGTATTTTATTCTCAAGCATTCTTAATCTCCATAAATTATTTTACAGCAACTACTCTACTGTCGTTCGGAGTTTTTCTGTATAAATTCTCTTCGGAAGTGACAGATGAGAATCCAATTTTCTTCATTAACTCTATTAGAGAATCTATGCTATATCCCCATGCATGTTTCATTGCCGTATGTTTAAATCTAGGATTACCATAAATCACATGCATAGTATGTTTTGTTACTCTTTTATTTGCTCTTGATTGAGTTTCTAATAAACTACTTGGATCTTTTGCAATTTGTAGACATGCCTTTAACAGATCCGGCCACTCGGTAGACAGTTGTCCACCTGGACGTAGGATTCTATGCCATTCAGCAAGTGTATCCTCTATAGCCCAACGATCTATATGTTCAATAACATGAACAGTTAGTATCTCATCTACACTATTATCGGGAATAGGAAATACAGTGGTGATATCATGTATGATTACATTGGGATCGTCCTTCATGTATTCACCATCAATATTTACATATCCATCAAAATATCTATTACAGCAGCCAAGATGCAGTTTAACAGGCAATCCTTGTTGTATAAGTTCTTGCACCTTGTTATTAAGCATGTTTTTTAGTCCCAAGCATATTGCTATTTAAATATTTAAGATATTTTTTAGTCTCGATCCCATTAGCATCAAATTCAACATGTGCAAAACTACGATCAGTAATATTGTCCATATCCTGAAATAGAATATCTCCTTCTGTTTTACTTGACCAAGCGAAGTGATCCCACTCAAATGTTGGATATAGATATTGTATTGCTGAATAGGTAAATCTATAATAATCTTTTGGATAGCCATGATATTTCCATACCCAAGGTACTGAAATATATAACTTTCCACCAGGGCGAACTACTTCTGATATTTTATCTGCCATGACCCATGGATTGGGAACATGTTCCATCACACTACAACATAGCACAAGATCAAAATAATTCTTAGGTAGTGGATTTTCCGGAGTTGTAAGATCACAAATCACATCAATTCGTCCTGGTGGAGTAGAGTCTTTGAGATCAGTTGTGATAAATTCAAATCCCTGTGGTGCAAACAATTCACGATATCCTGCAGTGAGCAGAGCACCTATTTCAAGCACTGGACCATTTATCTTGGGGCAAACTTGTTTTATGTATAGCAATTCATTTAGTGTGGCCATATTACTTCTTTATTTGTGTTATGATACTATCGATGAATTGTTTACTTAACATCTGTGCTGAGTAATGTTCTTCTGTGTACTTCTGTCCGGCAGTGATCATTTCAATCACTTTAGAGGGATTAGCACAAGCCCACTTAATGCCTTCAATGTAGTCACCCTGCCAAGTGTATGGAGCAAACTCTTCGTAACTGGCCAAAGGAGTTGTGATCACAAATCTACCAGACATCAAACTGTCAATCACACGATTTGCGCTCTTGGTATCAGTTCTTGGATTATCAGTCAGCACCGGCATCAGTACAATATCGCAGTCTTGCAATAACTGTCCCTGTAATTCCCAAGTCCAGGTTTGCATGTCTATGCGATCAAAGTTGATATTGTTGACTGCTCCTTTTGATTGTCTAAGCATCATTTTACTGAGAAGTCTTTCAGTTTTGCTGCTGACCATGGTGTACCGATAATTTTTTATTTCATTTTCTAGTCGTTGCCACAACTCAACTATGGGTAAAAATTTAAAACTAGATTGGCTACCAAACCACAACAGTTTCAGATCCTCCCCAGGGGCAAATGCCGGCGCAAGTTTTGGTCGTTCAAATGGATCCGGCATTACAATACTGTCTCGGCCGGTGTGCTCCTTCACGCTCATGCCCATTTGCACACTGTTGACTGTGACCAAATCAGCAGCAATGCAACATGGTGCGTATTCAGGCTGTTCATCAAATTTATTATCACACAGATCATAAATTGTTCGAGCACCACGTCGTTTGGCCTCTTGTATCTGTTCTACCTGACTAAGTTTGAGAAATATCACCAGGGTATCGCTATCTATTTCGTCCCAGTCTGTTAACACTTTTGCATCATACCCCTGAGCTGCCAGGGCTTGGCAGGTCACTTCACCGCGTAACCTGTGACTGGCTCTCTTGGTTCTGAATTTGCTACTGGTAAATCGTATTTTCATGATAGTAACTCAGTGTTCATTGTTGTTGACATTGATTTTATATTTCCATCTTTAATATAAAAATGATGTAATCTTGCCAGACTAGGTTTACATTCATGCAGAGTGATTGCATAAGACCCTAGTTGTTGGTCTGCTGGTAAAAATCCATTTTTGTCAATCCATGTAATTAATTTATCAGCGGCATGTGGTTTAATAATGTAAGCATACGCCCCAACAGAATACCGACCTGCTCCGTTGTTCATGTCTGGGTAAGGTTCAACTATATTATAGGTTAGGTTGTTGTCTTTTGTTATTTCTAATCTATCTTCGTATGTAGACCTATAGGGATTTTCTGATTCTAGTTTCAACACATCATCAAATTGATCAAGTATATTACCAGGTAATGACTTTATTAAAAACCCATCATGTTCTAAAATGATGTAAGGTTCTTTTGATTCTGCACACTCTTTCCAAAGATAATAATGACTTAAGAAACAACCGTATACTCCAGGTTTTCCTTTTTTAAATTTTTTAAGTGGGCGAATATTCAGTTTTTCTAAATGTTGTTGATATTCTAATCCGTTGATAGCATTAAAAATTTCAACAGATATCCCAAACCTTGTAGCCTGCTCAATGCAATCTTTAGCCACTCTCTCAGATAGTGCATTATTTTTTAGTATTATTATTTTTGCTTTCATGTATATATATTTTATCTGTATCGTTTAATTTTTCAACATATTGATATCCCAACGACAGCAACAGTTCTTCAGTCTTGCTATTGATATTTTCACCAAATCTTGTGTCTAATTGATCCCACATTTCAATAGCAATAACAGGTTTAAATTTTGTAATAGTGTTAATAGCCCCAAGCAGTGCAAAGTATTCATAGCCTTCTATATCTAAATGTATTAGACTACAATTAGTAAGCCCTAAATTATCTATCAAGTATACAGGATAACTGCCTTCACCATTGATAAAACTTTTTCCTCTGCTCCAGTGTTTGATTGCAAGTTTAACTAGACCTGGACTGTGTCCGAGACAAGCCTGTGCTTTGATAATATTATCGTCGGGGCAATTTCTTACTAAGCAATAAAAGTTTAACCAATCTGGTTCAAAAGTATATACTGTATCAAAGAGTTTTCCGTATTGTTTTGGATACAGGCCGCAGTTTCCGCCGGCTTGTACTACTACTCTCTTTTCTAGAACATAGTTAGATATCTTAGTTGGTAGATCAAAATGTTTGAGCAAAAATGTCCATGTGCTAACATCTTCTTTTGGCCAGCACCAACCATCTCGATCTTCAACAAGATGTTCAATCATTAAAATACTTGATCTCTTTTAACATTTCATGCCCATCCCAGGATCCAATCATGTTTGACCTGCGCCAGCTCAATCATGCCCCAACTCTTTAACAGGTCTACGGCAGCAAACTGTCCATATTGCTGACTGTAGGCATCATGAGGTTTTTGTTCAATGACCATGACAGGACGGTGTGTTTTGATAGTGTGTTCTGCACCCTGTAACACACGATATTCAAAACCTTCACAATCAATCTTGATATAGTCAACATCTGTGATATCGAGACTATCTAATCGACATATTTCAGTATCTCCGTTGCCTATACTGTCAGGATCAACATGTGTGTGCCCAGTGTTGCCCACTGTGATGGTCATGTTGACAGTGGTATCCTGATCGCCCAGTGCCACTGTTCTGATGGATAATTTGTGATCGACCACATTTTTTTCCAAACAGGCTCTAAACTGTGCCACAGGTTCAAATGCAACTACCTGGTCAAAATGTTGTACAAGATCCCTTGACCATAAGCCCACATTAGCGCCTATGTCCAAGGCAGTTCTATGTTGTTTAACATACTGTAAACTTTTAAGTCTCACAGGTTGTTGATATTCAGCAGGACCGCCTTTGCTGATGTTTTTATTGAGCATTTTGGGAAAATGATCTTCGGCATCTGGGAACCACCAGCCGTGACTTTCATACATCAGATGTCTCCTGCAGTATCCTCCAGGCCGTGCCGTTTCTCAATTCATTCACATGGAATTGACCATAGGCCAGATGGCAGGCCCAGGCATGGCGTTCGTCGTCGGTGGGCCACCAGGGTGTGTCAATCTGAGATAGGTCTGTGTTAGACACAGGAATGGCAGCATTACATGGTGCCATGGCAAACACAGGCACTCCTGCCAGAACAGCTTCTGTGCCTGCTATTGAATTGTAAGTGACAACAGCATGAACATCATTTAAGGCATTTTCAATCTTGTCGTTTTTTCTAACCTTGCGATCAGGATTGCGTTCACGTATGATAATGTCTCGGTCAGTGTGTTGTTTAATGGTGGCAACTGTTTCTTCCAACCATTTTGTCAAATCTATGTCGTAAAAACGGCAGGGCTTTTCGTCTGGAGCCGCAATCAATATTTTGCTGCCATGTTGACGACTTTGAATTTGCAGACCCAATTGATCCCATCGGTCGCTGGGTCGTGCAATAACCTGATCGTGCTGCAGGTTGTTGTTGACTATTCTATGATACAGTTTCCAACCGTTGGGATTTTTGGAATGGGCACTGTTGCCCAGGTAGCCTGTGTCCATGTATCTAAACGGTCTTTTGTCCTGCCAACACTGTTTGATAATTTTTTTCTTCATGATACCGCGTATGACCAGTGGATCTGCACTGTCCTCGTAGCGCCATGTTTCCAAACAAGTGGGCACAGTTTTACAGCCACGAGCAAACATTTCAATATACTCGTCTGAGTTTTTTTTGTTTAAAAATATCCAGTTCATAGCCAATATGCCTCTGTTCTTGTAACTTTTAGATCTTCACGACTGCTGCGTTGCAAATCTTTTCGATCGCCTTTCAGATGATCCAGCCAGGCTCCCCATTCAGAATTGATCAAGGGATGACCCTCTCCGATGCTGTTGTGCTTGCTGCGTCTTAGATCAACCAGGTCAGCTGCCCAGTTTAACTCGATCAATCCTGGTATACGATTTCTCACAGCATCAAACACAAATGAATCATGCCACTCGTCTAACAAGAAGATGCCGTTTTCGGCGTCATTGTACATGCGTTCAAACTCTCTAAGGAATCTTTTAATGCCCTGGGTGCCCAACTTCATGGAATAAAGACCGCATTCGCTGAATTTTTTATATCTGCCCAAAAAACACAGTTCGTAACTGGCACCACATAATCTGTCCAGATCTTCAACTGTGATCGGACTGTGACACACTGTGTCGGCATCCATCCATATCAGCACATCAGTGTTGACATGTCTTGCACAGTCAAAAATACTGTAAACCTTGTGTGCAAAACGCACAGCGTCCCATTTGAATCCTTTGCCTGCATCCTTTCTCAAAGATCTCACAGGGTCATGGGAAATATCGCCTGTGGCATAAGGAACCGCTTGCCACCGCTGTTTGAACGCAGTCAGTTCTGAGACTGTGGCAATGTCTCGAATCTCAAGATTCTCTGCTGATTCTGTAACTGCACAGTTTTCGCTGTACACAATCAGATTTACTGACTTGGGCCAATGGTTCAAAAAAGTTGTAATCATGCGGCGGCCATACTTTGCATAACCATTGGCATTGAAGGTGGTAAGTACTGTGTATTTCATATCACATACTTAGTTTAAAAACATAGCACATTAAATATTTTATTATTCCTGTGATATTCCCAACATAAATCTGGAACATGGCTAAAAAAAATAGACCACCCATCAGCAGCACGATTGATTGTGCCTGTGTGATACACGGCGATGCATATGATTGGATCTATGTTGAGCGTTTGTATAACATGTTGCAAACCAATGTTTCGCATACAGTGCATCTACATGTATTTACTGAAGCTACAAGACCAGTCCCGGCTCCGTTTATCAAGCATGAACTGACAGAATGGCCAGGCATTAGCGGACCCAAAAAATCCTGGTGGTACAAGATGCAGATGTTTGATCCTGCACACAATCTAGGTAGAGTTTTGTATTTTGATCTGGATACTGTGATTACCAAAAACATTGATTGGATGTGGCAGTTGAGTGATAATTATTTTTGGGCAGTGAAAGATTTCAAACATCTATGGCGGTCAGCATGGAATGGAATAAATTCCAGTGTGATGATTTGGGACACACAAAAATTTGCATGGATATGGAATGACTTTTGTGGAAAAAATATCAATGCAACTGTGAAACTGCATCACGGTGATCAAGACTATCTCAATACTGTGCTGTCTGATCAAGACCGTAGATTTATTGATCCTGCAGTGATAAAGAGCTGGCGCTGGCAGTGCAAAGATGGTGGTATGAACATGCGTACCCGACAGTATCAAAATCCCAATGCTGGCACAGTGGTAGATCCTGCCACTGCTGTTATGATCTTTCATGGCAGACCCAAACCGCATGAACTTGTAGATCCTGTAATTGCACAATATTGGAATTAAAATATGATCATAAGAAAATTTAAACAAATGGGCGAATCCTACGGAACTCAACCAGTTCTTGTGGTGGCCATGCTGGATGGCACTGAATCTTGTAGACGCTATACTGATCCTGTGGCTGCACAGTTACCAGTATTTCCGGATCACCAAATTCACGGCATAGATCTGTTTGAGTGGACTGATCCCAAAGAATGGGCTGGTACACGAACCATGACCATCACAGTCACAGGTGGAATATATTTGTTAACAGATACCCTGGCTACCTACGGATTATATAGGGATTTAACCAGCCCTACTTATCCACCTCCGCTGTTGCCTGGCGGTGCAGCTCGATTCTGTATGCCTTTTACCACAGTGATTGACGGAGTTACTTTTAAAGATCCCTTGACTGATGTTACAATCAACGGTGTGGTACAAACTCAGGAACGTTCGTCAAATACCACAGGACAGTGGTATTGGGTTATCCCGGACGGAGCTACGTTCGGCTGCACTATCAACATTCAACCCGGTATTGATTTGCCCGAATGATTTAAAAGATACAGCATAAATAACTGCAATCGGAGAGAAGTATGACAACAAGAACTTTCAAACAATTTGGTCAAGGATACGGTGCTACTCCTGCTACTATTGCAGTTACCTTGGATAGTGTGCAGATTTTTGGCGGCGACATTGCCACCTTGGATCAACCTGTTCCAGACATGCCCATTGTGCCAGGCGAAAATCTTGGTGTAGAATTATACTCCTGGACCAAAGATCTAGCATTTCAAGGCGCAGATGTCTTGCAAATCACAGTGGTCGACGGTACATTTTTGATAGCCAAGAGTGTGGCCAACTACTTCAAATACATTGATCCTGCTAAACCGTCTGGTCCTTATGCCAGCTCTGGTCCAGATAATTTTGTGCCATTTTACTACTACACAGCCGATGGCGAAGTTGTATATGACGCCTTAAGCAGTGTTGCCATTGATGGTGTTGCACAAACTGTAGCAAGAGTACCAGGAGAATACGGACAATGGTATTGGGTACTGGGCCCAGGCCAAACACTAACAGCTACCTTGAATGTTATAGCTGGCTACGAATCTACCAATATCTATCCACCAGTTGTATAAACTGTTGTACAAAAACAACACAAATTTGCCCCCGGTTTGGGGGCTTTTTTGTGGCTGAAATACCACACAAATAGTGGTAGACCAGAAACGGCACATCGGCTATAATAGCTATACAGTAACAAAACGGAACAAAAGATGAACTTAGCAATTGGCACTAAAGTACGTTGGGAAAGCGCAGCCGGCGTCAAGCGTGGCACTATCAAAAACATTGTTCTTGCCCCTGCTGCTAACGATAAGGTTACACCCTGGATTGATGTTGAATACTTAGTACAGATTTCAGACATGTATCAGCTCAGAAGTGTACGTCTTTGTGCCAGTGACAGCAACCTCAAAGGCATGCGTGTCGCACTTGTTGTATAAAAACAACACTCAAAAAGTGGTAGACCGGTAATACAATATCGGCTATAATAGTTATACAGTAACAAAACGGGGTTAAAAATGACCAAAGAAGAACTCGGCGAGTTAGCAATGGAAATCCTCAATACAGCGGATACCAGCGGTCCTGACACAGAAGACGGCGTTATCACTGTAGATTCCGACCTGTTGTTTCGCTACTACGTTATGCGTGGCGTGGCCAATAGCGAAGCTAAAAAGAAAGCAAAAAAGTTGCATAAAAACAACAGTTAAAAAGTGGTAGACCGGTAATACAATATCGGCTATAATAGCTATACACTAACAAAACAGGAGCAGTAAATGACCCAAGTCCTAATCCGCAACGGCGTTTATCGCAATAAACCCGTACACAACGAAGTGTTTGAACTAGTCAAAGACTTCACAGCTGGCGCAAAAGGCGGCTTTGTGACAGTAGACAGCCGGGGCTTCTTTGGCCCTGAGTTTGGCATTGCTCGTGTCCGAGTTGACAGCATTGACCAAATTGAAATTCAGGGTGCAGATGCTACTGCCCCTGTTGCCAAGTCGGCACCTGCGCCAGAAGCAACAGATGAAGAAGTTATGGCTCGTATCCGCGGCCGTTTTGAAATCCTAGACGAAATGACCAAGGCTGCGGTAGCTGGCGATGTCCGTGCAATGATTGTGTCGGGTCCGCCAGGCGTAGGCAAGAGCTACGGCGTTGAAAAGATTGTTGAAGCTGCTTGTTTGTTTGACAAGATCTCCGGCAAGCGTCTCCGTGCAGAAGTTGTCAAAGGTGCAGCTACTCCAATTGGCCTGTATCAGACCTTGTACAAGTACAGCGACAAGAATTGCGTACTGGTGTTTGATGACTGCGACAGCATCCTGCTTGATGACGTCAGCTTGAACTTGCTTAAAGGTGCCTTGGACTCAGGCAAGAAGCGTAAGATTTCATGGTTGTCAGAATCCAGCACTCTGCGCCGTGAAGGCATTCCAGACCAGTTCAACTTCAATGGTACTGTGATCTTCATTACCAACCTGAAGTTTGACAAGATGAAGAGCCAGAAGTTGCGTGACCACTTGGATGCACTCCAGTCACGTTGTCACTACCTGGACTTGACACTTGACACCATGCGTGACAAACTGTTGCGTATCCGCCAAATTGCAAATGACGGTCAGTTGTTTGCAG